ACCGCCTGGTCTTAATGCATGCATCAACCCAGATAGATATTTTTCAATCAATCTAATTGGTCTAAAGTTAAAATAGTCAACTGCAACAGCAACTCCAAATTGTCCAGCTGGCAGCACACCAAGAGGGTTATTGGCAGTCTCATCAACTGCATAGTATCTTAAACGTCGTTGATAATCAGGAGTCCACATTTTTTTAACTTCAACAAACATATCGTCGTGTTCATCAACAAGGTAAAGCGGGTCAAGGTCAACTAGCTTTGCAGTAACATCACCTAGTCCAGGATTAAGTTGCAACCCTGGATATTTCCATTCTGTGTAGTTGCCCACACGACCAAGAAAAAAGTCTCTAGTTTCTGGTTCATATAGCAAGTTTTTAAATCTATTTCGATCTAGCTTGTATGCATACTCATCATTGAGGCCTTCTTCATAGATTTTTTCACTTTTTTCAAAGTAAGGTTTTTCAATAGTATCAAAAAAATAGTTAATTTGAAATTTAAATTCGTCAATGTCTTTTTGCATTCCAACAAGATTGTCTAATATGGTTTTCTCTCGCATTTGAATGCAGTATTTGAGATTGTTAAAGTCAATATTTTGAACATTCAGATCTTCACTAACTCTACTCAACAATTCTTCAATGTCGGAGTGAGCATGTTTTACACTCATTCCGTTTACCATTTCTTTGTATGTCAGTAACTTGCTTAACTTCATTATTCAAACTCAAACAAACTGCTAAAGGTATTGCTGGTATCTGTTTCTTGTGCTAGATCCCATTCTAGCACGCTTAACAAGTTGTCAATCTTTTGATCTACCACAGTTGCCTCCATTGCTGCATCATCGAAAGGCAAGTCTTTGAACCATTGTGGAATGTGTAGTTCATCTGTGGGATAGCCAATTGAGGTCCAGTTAAGAGGATTTGCTTTGAGTTTGCACACAATGGTTTTCATACCATCAATGATGCTTTGTGAATAGTTATCACTGTTCATCTTCTTCATTGAATTCCAGTTCATAGCTGCTCTAACATGCCCAGGCATGTTGGCTCTTCCCAGCTTCTTCTCTTCGGCACTGTACTTGGTCAAGTTGTTAACACGTTTAGGTGAACCTTTTTCCCACGCTGGACGTTCTTTGAAGTCATACTTAAAGCTCTTGATCATCTCAATGATCTCTTCACGCCCTGCACCGGCAAGCACACGAGTTAGCAGTGTCATCAAGAACTTTTGGATTACAACTGGCGTGTCTGAGCGTTTCAAATCCAAGCCCATTGCCTTGATCTTGCCTTGCTTACCTTCAACATCAAGTCGTTTGCCTTCAAGATCAAAAATGTTGATTGCATAACGCTTCTTGGTAATAAACAAGCCTCTGTCTGCAATACTTTCTCTGCCGCCTTTGATGATCACACCGTTTGATCTTGGAACGTGAAATGCCTGTTCCATAAACGCTGGCCAACTGTCGTTTAACTGATCACTGATAGCATCATACAGTTGTATGCAAATCTCTTTGCTCCACTCCATGTTGCCTGCTTCTACGTCCTTCTTGACAATAGGCCATGCACTGAAGTACACACTATCAGTATCGCCATAGATTACAGCATCACCAACGTGATCATATGTTCCTGTGATACATTCATTTACAAAACTGTCCATGTGATGTGCAATAGCTCTACCAGTTAGTGTTGTGCTTTGCCCAATGCGCTTGTCAAAAAACCTACAACCTGGATTGAGGATAGCACCATACAAGCTATTTAGATTGATCTTCTTGACCAGCTGACGTTTATCTAGAAACTCACGTTCATCTGGGTCAGTTGATGCACGAAGTTTTGCTTGAATTTCTTGACGTTCTCTATACCAACGTGCAAGCAAACCAGGAACAACACCTTCTTTTTCGTATGTAAAGATAGTACCGTTTGCGCTCAGTATCCAAGGTTGATTGCTGTCAAACACAATCTTCCAAATCTCTGCTGCACTGTGTACTGTTTCGTCGCCGTTTTCCCAGTCAATTGTGATCTCAGTGCCAACTTCCTGTTTCATAACGGCAGTGTATTCCAGTGTGCCAAACAGGCCTTCCCACGCCATTGCAAATGAACTTTTGTTTGCAACTTTATCCTTGATATAACGATCAGTCATAATTGGACGCAGTTGTCCAATGATTGTTTCATTGCCCATGTTGAGCGCACGAATAGCACTAGGATACAGACTGTTGATGTCAATGGCGCCAATCCAGTCGTGCAATCCCTTCTTGGGATATGCAACATACGCACCTGCCGCTGCTGTGTCTTCGTCTGTTAAGCGTTCTCGTCGGTTGGGAACAACTAGTCCTTGTTCATGTGCTTCATTGATAATTGCTTGTTCTGTAACTGCTACAGCACCCATTGTGGTTTGTAGTAGCACAGTGTTTGCATGTGCCAATTCATTTGCCAGTGCAAGAAAACGCAGTTTCTTGTCCAGCTTGTCTAGCAAAAGTGTATCTTGTCTGTTGTATTCAATGAACGTTTTAAAGTTGTGATTGTACAGGTGATCCAGTGTGCCTTCATAAGCAGTCTTACGCTCATCAAGTTCATATTCACCAATTGCATCCAAACTGTAACTGTGCCGCTCTTCATAGGTGTACTTGCGATACAGTTGCATGTAATCCATATGCACTCTGCCAATAAGATCGAATGTGATATTTTCAGCACCAAAGCGTTCAAATGTGCGCTTCTTGGGCAGTTGACTCCACAAACAAAAGCGTCTTGTGTCGTCTTTGCTCAATACTCTTGCCACTCTGTTAACAGTATAAGGAATATCATAACCCTCACTGTTCCAACCACTTAGTACATCCGCATCTTCAATGAGATCCAAGAACACACCAAGCATCTCTTCTTCGCGTTCGAACAACATGGTGTTTTCAAATTGATCGCAGATTTCTTGTGCTGTTTCCCAGCTCATGTTCTTGGGAGGAATAACCAGTGTAACCAGTTGTTCCATCCACTGCAAGTAAACAGATATAGCAGTAATTGCATTGAACGGATCGTTGGTTGGTGAATAGCCGCGCACTGGATCAAAGTCAACTTCAATATCAAAGAACGCTGTTTGCAATTTGGGTGCAACGTCATCTTTGTAGTTTTCTTCAAAACAGCGAAACACTGGATTGATATCACTTTCAAAGATCTGTTTGCCCGATTGCAGTCGCAGTTCTTTGCGGAACTCTTTGTTGTTCCGACTGCTAAATCTACTCACAGGCGAACCATAAATGCTCTTGTGCTTGCCGCGAGGATCCGCATAGTAAAACACATAGCTGGCAGGGTATTCACGATACTCGCGCCTGCCGTCTACACGTTCTACTACATGGATACGATCTTTGTCTCTGTCAAATAGAGCGTCAACATAACTCATTTATGATTATAGTGTCCGTCCAGCGGTTGTAAGGATTTCTTCAAGTAGTTCTTGATCTTCTTTTTCAGTGGTGTAACTGGCTTTGTGTGCAATGCGAATTGCTTTTTTAAGCACACTTGGCTTGATTTGCATTTCTTCTGCAATAGCTTTTACTGTGTCGGATAAGCCGGCGTTGAGTGCTTCAACTTCACTCATTACTTGCATGCCTTCATTGATAATCTGTGTTAGTTTTGCTTTGCTTTCGCTGTCAAATTGTACGGTCATGTGTATACTCCTTTTGTACAGTGCTTATTATATAAGGTTTGTGCATCAGTGTCAACAACATTAATGCCATATTGACACTTATGGTGTACTAACTGCAATAGTCTTCCAGGTTTCCGTTACGGCGCAAGTCCAATGTTGCACAATGAAGGCCGCCAGCAAGAGTCATGCCATGACGGAATTGGATCGGCACACAGTCAATTTTGTATTTTTCAAGTTCTTTCATCAGAGGCACTTGTGCGCTATCGCAGATAATAGTGCTAGGATTAACACTTAAAATATTCATTCCAATGTATGGACTACACGGCGAAATATAATCATCAACTTTTGAACCTTGCACTACACAGTCTTCGAAGTAAATTTTATCCCACTTTTCAAAAATGGCTGGACAGTTGTCTGGATTAACTCTGGTGCTGTTTAGCAATACCAATCCAGGACGTAGTGGGATAATGGTGCTATCAAAGTGTGCATAACTGTATACTTCACTGTAATGCAAACGATAGCCCATTGGCTCCAGCAAACGTTTTAGCCAGCGGAATCCTTTGATGTTGCCTGAGTTTGAAATTTGGTACAGTAGATCTTTTCCTACTTTAACAATGTTTGGAGCATCAAACAAAATTTCTAGATCTTTGAGCGTAGGCTTACCATCAATGTTATCAAACTGATAGTTGTCGTCTAACAGCCTAGGCTTTGGTGCAGCAAACCATAATGCGCCATCATCAAATGCTTCATAGAAGATATCTTCATACAGTCTTGTTTCAAAGTATCTTGCTCTGGTTGGACTTGGTGTTTCGATTAACATATCACCAAGTGGCAATACAACATCTCTTGGGCACCAGCTATACCAACCTTGGCTTTTCCAGTCTGGTGTACTAAATTCTTTGCTATGATCAATCTTTTTTGGACGGTGTACAATTACACCCATTTTTTTAAGCGTATCTGCTAATCCATCAGCGTCTTCATTGGCTTCTTCAATAACCCAACTAGGATAAGGACCTTCCATGTGTTCAATTTCTTTGATTGAATATGGCGCATAACTGAAACTGCGTGTGCTAATGTCCATGCTTACACGACTGTGATGTGCATGTCCAACAATTACTTCTTCCAATGGATCCCAATGGTTGTGTGTATTAACTTTCATAATGGCTCTTTCTGTTTGTTGCTGGGTATTTAACTTTTGCACAAGTCGTCGAGTAATATTTCAACAGTTTCTTCACGCTGTTGTTGACAAATGCGATGCAGACCTCCTGACAGTATGTGATGTTGATTGTGTAAACAAGATTCTTTGGTTTGTGTATCAATTTGTTCTGCACTGTAATTGTGGTTGAGGTCATCAATGAGATTGATAATATTTTTAAATCTTGAGATATTACCAGGATCGTCTTCCCAGGTTAAATCAAATCCATAGTCAAAATGCATTCCAAAATCTCTAAGAGTATTATAAGTATCAAATTGATTGCAGTTTATAAAAGGAGTTGCACTAAGCAAACACTTGACAGTTTTTTCGCACACTTCTGGCCCAGGATGTATAAAACTGGTACCATCTGGATTTTGCATTAAACTGTAATGAAATCCACCGTTGTTGAAATGCAATGCAGTGTTGATGTATGCAGGTTGCCAAGGGTTACTATTGTGACGTTGATGATTTAAAGTGTTTTTATACTCATCAGAAATCGTAACACCTTGCCATTTGTTTCTGAATGTAGTTGTGAGATTGTCAAGAATTGGTTCTCCTGTTAGTTCCCAGATCTGAACATTTTTATCTTGTAACCAGGCATTAAGCACAATTAAACTTTGGTCTTTTGCTGTTTCAAGCAGTTTAGTTGTAATCCAAATTTTGTTTTGTGTAATCCGATTGCAGATAGCACTGTATTTGTATTTGATTTCTCTTTGTTGTATATCAGGAAACCATCGTAACGTTTTTGCACAGTCGTGATCCCATTCATAGTATGGTAAAAAAATTACATTGGGTATGTCTAGATTGTAGTTTTTTCTAGGCATCAATATATAAATTTTTCTATTGGTGTTTGCTTGTTGTTTGATCCAATCTGGATCCATTGGTTCATTGTGATAGGTTAAAATATAGTAATCATACCCATCTGGCAAATCTTTTGGATTTGTACTACACCATAGCACAAGATAGATTTTTTTGCCAGGCAAATAGGATATCCACGGATAGATATCGCACAAGTGTCCAAGTTTGTCTGGTGTACCGCGCCATTCGTCAGGATTGTAATGCTCTTGTATATCAGTGGAATCAGCAGTTTTCATAGTGATACTTATTGTTGTGAAAAAGTGGCACTTGGAAAATCAGGGTAGCGATTCATGATTCTCAGGCAGTTCCCGCCCAAGCCCGAGGATTACGGTCCTAAGGCTTATTCAAAACTGAGTAATCCTTTTTTAGGTACATAAAAACTTTTGTATTCTAAAATTTTATCTAGATCTTCTTGGGTACGCATGATCATTAGTTCGTTTGCGAAGTGTACTTCAACCCCAAGTTCTAGCGCACGTTCTAGCAATGTGTCGGGTATACTATACATGCTCAATACAACAATAGCATCTATGTTTTGTTCCAGCAAGTGACTAAAGATTGGCAAATGGTATAGGTATTCATTTTCAAATTGCCAACCGTTGTGACGAATATTGTGCATGTCAAGATAGTGTTCAATTGTGCAACGCTGACTGTGCTTGCCAATGTGTTTGTCAAACTCACTGTTGTTACTCATATAACAAATGTATTCTTTGTTTGTGTCGACGTTGACATCGCTGGTGTGATCTCCGGGCAATCTAAAGAATCCTCCTGGTAATCGTCGGTGACATTCTTCGCCTTTGATTAACACATGCCAGTCAATGGCAAAACGTGTAATATCTGTAACGTTATTGATGTTACCGTGTATGTGTTCTTGTGCAAACAGATGTGCTTGCCCCGGACTTAGTGTAACTGGTCTTGATAATTTTTCACACTCTTGTTCAAATTTTTCTACACTCCAGCGTTCTCTAACCACTTGTTGTGTAAGACGTTGGCTGGGTTCAAGATCCATAATCCACATACTGTTACTTTGGTATGTTTCAGTTAATGGCATCCAAATAGTTGCTTGACCACGGCCGTTGTCATAAAAAATACCTTGATGAAATGGTAAGCGTCTGCCGCTGGCTTCTTGGTTTGGAATAACACAATTCAGTGTTGGTTGACGTTTGATCAAGTAAGATTGATTGCCAATCAATGGCTTAACATATTCTTCAGCAAAGGCGTCTAGCATAGTGCTTAATTCTTTGCTGAGAAAAGCAGTTTGAACTAGTCCTGTGATTTTTGATATGTCGTTTGGACTTACATCATTGTGTATGTGTTCCAGACTGGTTACACTAGGATAATGTTCTTGAATAATTTCTAAAACTTTTGCTGGCCAGTTAAACTGATCAAGATTGTAGTTAAGTGTATTGTTATCAAAGTTTTTTAACAAATATTGATTCATGTGTTTGCGGCTTTCTCCTACTACTATTTAATAACAGTTTGGTACGAGCATTTATTTCTTAAGTCGGTCTAATGCTCTCTTCTTTGCTTGTTCGTTGTCAAACTTTTTTTGCTCTTCACTTCGGGGAATCCATGTTGAATCAGCTGGTCTGGCCTTGGCCCAACGCACAGCCCATTCATGTCTTTGGTCAGACATCTCTTGACTTCTGTACAGTCTTTTGAGATTTCTACGTTTTGTTTTATCCCAGTTTAGTTGAAAAATTTCATCGTTGTTGTTTCCAGTTACGTCTGCATGGTCGTGAAAAATTTCTGATGAAATAACTTTTATAGCATCAACTTCTCTGCAAATATCCCCAATCCATACATCAATTGTGCAGCTTGCAAGTTTACCAAACAGTGTGTGCCAGGTTCTTGGTATTGCTGGAAACAGTGCTTGGTCTGGCCTGGCGTGATCAAAGCGACAATTAGATTCCATAGTAAGCATTCCGTGCCAGTTCCTGTTGTTCCAAATTTCAGTGTCCCATCCTTGCGACAACATAACTGCATCGTCGTTCCATATCAGTATCCATTTGCTGTCTGTGTAATCTGCTAGACAGTTGTAATATTCATAGAGATTGGTAAATCCGCCTACGTTTTTGGTTCTGAGCACTATTTGTCTGGCGCCGCGTGACTCAACAAACTGATTCCAATCTTTACTGGGAAAATATGTATCACTGTCAGTGTCGTCATGATCGTATGCCAATGCAATCTGTATTGTATCAGGGTTATCAGCTAAATCAAGAACGCTGGAAATGCTTTTTTTAACTAGGTCAATTCGGTTGCGTGTGGGCAACAGCACACTGATGAAATTGTTAGCCATCTTGATAATTAGGGTTACTACAATTACTACATCTACATGCATCACATGCTTTGATTAAATTAAAACCGCCGTCATAGTCACGCTCTTCACGCCAGTTGGCACTTCCGCAATGACTGTAGTCGCCGCAGTTTTGACACTTTGTTGGTTTGTATTCTACTTGACTCATAGCATGTGCCATGCTGGTGTGCCAGGCTTGATACCCTGTGCTTTTGCCAGTTCCATTTTTCTTTGATGTTCTTCTGCTTGTGTAGCAAGTGGAATACGTTTTGGTTGATTTAGTGCAGCGGCGTTGCCAGTGATTCTAAACTCGTGTATAGGATCGCTGGGATCAAGATAGCAACTGTCATCTGCGGATGTTAACCCAAATGTTTCGCTGTTGTATCTGCGTTCTCTCATACAAGTAATTATGACTTGGATTTCTTGCGGCCACTTTTCATATTGGCGCACCAGTGATACATTTTGGCTCGCTCACCAGAGTACTTCTTTGCCTTTGCCCGAAGATCAGTGACCGAGCCTTTGCAGCTTGCTCCGGCTTTTTTAACTCTGCCAGGTCTGCTTTTGCCTTTTACTTTGCCGTCAGCAAAGTTTTCTTCTATGTCTTCAGTTTTGTTTTTGCCAGCACAGTGAGCCTTTTGTGAGAATCCCTTTGGATTGGAACAGTTGATACTGTCCTTGTACTTCTTGCTCCACTTTTCGGTTATAAATTCCGTAGCTCTCATTTTGTTGCTACGTTCTTTGCTTTGCCGCGTCTGTTCTTGTTAGGATCCTGTTTGCGCTTTCTGTTAGCAGCAGTTTTGCGACCTTTCTTGCCCAGTGCATGTGCTTTCTTTTGTGGCAAACACTTTGGCTTGCCTTCCGAATCGCTACCTCTAGCACAGTCACCGCGGATTTTGCCGTCTGGACCAAAGCGTACCCATTTTTCTTTGAACCATTTGCGTAAATCTTCTGTAACGTCATCTTCAAATACTAGATTACCGCAGTTAACGCAGAAGTCAACACTTTCACGTTTAACACAGTTAGGCACACGTTTACCGAACATGGTTTTCATGCCCTTCTTCTCGTAGCCCTTCCAACACTTTTCAGTGAGTACTTCTAGTATTTTCATTTTTTCTTGCTGTTGCCCCAGTTGGCTGCACCTTTTTTACGGCACTGTACCAACGCACCACTTGCATTAGCACTAGGCCAAACTTTGTAACGGCTTTTTACTTTGTGATAGCAAGCATCTTTTTCGCCTGCTGCTTCGTCAAACTGCGCTTCTGTAAGTGACTCATTTGTGCGCTCTTGTTTTAGTCTAGCAATTTCTTGTTCTAGGCGAGCTACTGCTTGTTCAATTGATTCATCATCTTTGTACAGTCTGCTGATATCCATGCGGTCTTGCATCTGGCCTTTGTCAAAGCTCAGTATCAATGCTTCAAGATCGTTTTTGGCAGTTGGTGATTTTGCTCTTAGCAAATTGAGAATACGTTCGGTGCGCTTGTTTGTGGCCAATGTTGGCTCAGCATCTTCTGTTTTACGATTGTGATGTTTCCATGCTGTGGCATATGCAATTGAACGCTCTTGGTCAGTTAGTTTACCGTCTTTGGCATATCCTTTTTTGATATGCTTGACCATACGTTCTGCTTTAGCACCTGGAGGTGCATCATCATCTATCTTTTTTTTTAGATACTTGCCGTTTAGCATTTTCATGATGCTTTGGTCATTGCCATCAACATATAGATCAAGATTTTTGTAGTGATCCATTGCAATAGTGTCGCCTGCTTGTGCAGCGGCTTTTAGTGCATCGCCCAGTGGTGAATTCTTTGCACTGGTTACTTCGCCTGCGCCCCACATAGCACCAAGTCCAAGTAATGCACCCATAGCAATGTTTGCCATTTTGCCTTCTTCGACTTCGTCTTTGTCAGCAATCTTTGTTGCACCTTCTTTTTCAAGCATGCGCTTGCCATAATCCATCATCTTCATGATGCTTGCTCTAGCAATGCCTGTGTTCTTTTCAAGTTCTTCAATACTTCTGGCACCAAATGCCGTGCCATATGAAGTTAGCTCATTGCCTACACGACTGAGTGCAGTTGATAGTACATCATCTTTGGTTGTGACAGCTTTATCCATCAGCTTGCGACCAATATCGGCAAGTGATTTTTGTGCTTGATTCATTTCAAAGTTGTCGCCTTCATTGATTGTGTCAACAATGTCCATAAAGTCGCGGATTGCAATGCGATGCT